TTTCTTTTCTAGCCATTTTAAATGTAAGTGATAATAATCTTCAAAATCCTCGTAAGGTGGTAAACCACTTCGGTGTCTTTCTAAACAATTCTCATCGTATAAGTTCCTGCACCATCTTCTAAACATTTCATAATCATCACTCTGCATATTCTATATCCTCTGCTTCTATTATATTGACTGGGGGTTCTTTCTTTGCTGGTAATATAAATACACCACCATTTGTTTTATGATCTACTTCAATACGCTCTGTTTTGGTCACACCTACACGATCTAGGATTGTTTGCGCTGCTTGTAGCTTGTTTGTTATTTGAGGTATGGGTTTGTCTGTGCGCATGATATCAACTAAACGTACAGCAGCTTCAGGTGCGCTTGTTGCTAATATATCTGTTGTTAGATCTAATATTTCATTCTTTAAAGCCCTAACCACTTGATAGTGATTACCGCTATAACCTGCCAGTTCAGCAGCTTCTTTAGCGTTGCCTTTTGTTTCGACTAAACAATCTAAAAACTTCTGCTGTTTCTCAGTCAGATTTTTAGTTTTGCTTGTTTCTTTTAAGAATGTATTTGCCATATTGTTGTATTATAAGTCTAGTTTACAACTTTGTCAAGTCTTTTTTAAAAAAATACTTTGTAAAATTTCACAATTTAAATAGTGCTTGACAAAATCAATATTTGTATGTATAATATATATTAAGTCAGGGCAGGGTTACATACATACATCTCAAGCCCTGACAAACCCTTGTAAAGTGCGCAAAGTCAGACAGCGCATTTATCTAGTATATAGTTCATTTTCTTCTTAAAATGTTTAACATCTATATATATACCACCCCACCCCCCATGGCACCCTGCCCACCCCCTCAAGACTTGTAAAATTTCACAAGAAACTTAACAAAGTTATCCACAACTTATAAAGTCTGAAGCCTAGCATACTTTAAAAGATTTGTCAAGAACTTTATCAAGTTTTTTCATGCACACTTTATAAGCTTTGTCAAGTATTTTTTCAAGTTTTTTTCAAAGTCTAGCGCAATCCATCTGGTATATGATCCCTGTAAAGACTTTATCAAGTCTATCAAGTATGATTACTTTACAGGGGCTTTACCTTATATATCAATGACTTAGAAAGATTTATCAAGTCATCCCACATAATCCAACACACTTATTACTCTTTTGATCTTTACAGGATCTAAAAATTATGTTAGTGTGTGTGCAACTTAAATAAAAACAGCCAAATATTGGAGGCACAAATACCATGAAAAAACAGCTAGAAACACTAAAACAAGCATTACTGGATCTTGACAAGGACATTGAGATCTTAGAAATCAGACAAAGCTTAGAAATGAGCAGTATGCACAGTAAGAGATTAAAGCTACAAAGTGAGATCATAGAACTTACTGCACAAGTCTCAGCACAATCATAAATAAAAGGAGTAATATAAAAATGAATGAACTAAATGAAAAATTAAAACACGAAGATTCACTAGACTTTGAAAAACTTGACGAGGTATTCGGTGCAGATTATCAGAGCTTTGAAGAATTTAAAAAAGCATTGAGAGAAACAAACGAAGAATTAAAAAATAATAAATAACTTGAAAAATCCTGAGTATGATTTTAAACTGCTCATATAACTTAAATAAAAAAGAGGTACTATAAAAATGAAAAGAAATAATATAGAATTAAATGATCTAAACAATAAAAGCGAAAATTTAATAGAAGAAATAAATTATAAAATAGCTGAATTATTAGAAATGAATCCAGACTATAAAGTTATTCTTCATAATATTAAGATAGATGATTGGAATCATAATTTTTATGAAAGCAACACTAGAATAATGTTAACTGATACATATTAAAAATAAAATAAAATAAAAATAGGAGTAAATAAAAATGAAAGAAACAATAACAAAATATCAATTCATAGATTGGTTTAGATCAAGCGATAATTACAGAAATAACTTTTCTTATGATGGACTAGGCGCATTATTTGATTACATCGAAGAATTAGAGCGTGACATTGGTGAGGATATAGAATTTGATCCAATCGCTTTGTGCTGTGAGTATTCAGAATACGATTCATTCGAAGAATTAAAAGATGATTATGACGATATAGAATCAATTGATGACCTTTACGACTGGACAACAGTTATTCATATTCCAGATTCAGACGGGATTATCATTCAACAATTTTAAAAAGGAGTAATATAAAAATGATTAAAACAACAATAAATTTTGGTGGCTTTTACGATTCTATACATAGCGACAATATAGAAAACTTAATAGAAGCTTATGAGTATGACTACGAAAAGATAGACTGGGATAAAACACACGATGATTATATAAAAGATTATTGTTATGTTTTATCTAGTTATATATTAGAAGAGTATGATTTAGATATTGATTTTAAAAATATATCTTTAGACAGTCCTAGATTTTATAATTTTGAAACTGATACTATTGATTGTGATATAAACAGCCAACAAGTTAATAGATTAAATGAGATCTTCTTAAAAGATAATAATTTTTTAGAATACTTAAAAGAGAAAACTAAATCCTATGACGGGTTTACTTCATTCTATACCTATGATCAAGCAATAGATAATAAAAACGATATTTTAATTGATTATGTATTAGAATATATCTGTAATAATATCTATAATTATAATGATATGTCCGATGTTGAATTTGAAATATTTATAAACTAATAAAAGAGGAGTAAATAAGATGGCAGAAACATTTTTAATAATAGGAATAACTGTATCAATAATTATAGGAGTGTTAGGAATACTAGCAACAAAAAATTAAAAAATAAAATAAAAGGAGTAATATAACAATGAATAAGAAAACATTTATAAACATATATAGAACTACACGCTGTTATGGTGGGGCTGAAGAGGGAGGCTGGTATTATACACAAGGTGAATTTATCCAGTCTTTTGGAATGTATTCAGAAAAAAGAGCTTCGCAAGTTCGTCAAGTTGTTCAAAGAATATTAGACAATGAAAAAACAAAACCGACTTATCATATGGGATACGGTGATCATGATGGAACTGACAGCGCAGGTTTCGCAGATGATAACTATCTAATTAAGGGAGGCGCATGGGGCAATGATTCTATTGAGATTAGATTAGAGGATCATGTTGGTAGGAACTTCCCTAAATATAGACCAACCTATTCTTAATAACCAAAAGTTATAACGATATAATGCGCAAGTTATATATGATTTTGACAGGTACAGTAAAATAAATATCTTTATAAATCAATGACTTACGATTTAACTATTGACTATTAACTGAAACTATGAAAGGATAGATAATGTTCCACGTGGAACACAACAAAAAAAGAGGAGTAAAAACAAAATGAATATAGATTTTAAAAAAACAGTAAACACAAAAAAAGTAAATAAACTTTCATTGGCTCAATTGACAGCATTGAATAATTTATTAGACGGCAAAGCAACAAAAAAAGATTATAAGATTTTAAAAAATGCAAAATAAAAAACTAAAAAGAAAAAAAAGATTGTCCGCACTCAAACAAGCTATCAAAGATTCTAGTAAGTTTAGACACGACAGCAAGATTGATCGTTGGCAATTCATACAACAACGAACCGATGAACTATTAGGTGAATACAAATGATTACATTAGAAGATCTATATGATATGATAAGAGAGCAACAAAAATTGCTAGAGAAAATACTTAAACTTTTAGAAGACAGAGAGAAGGAGGAGTCTGATGATGAGTAAAGAAGAAATGATTGAACATATAGAAACTTTAATTAAAGCTAACAAAGATAATGATGACTGCTCTGTATATTGGTTAGCAGATATGATTAAAGAAATAATAGAGGAGGTGTATTACGATGAACGAACCAATAGATAAAAAAATAAATACGGCTTTGATTAAACTACAAGCACGGCAAAAGTCTGAGAAGATGATGGAAACGATGCTTGGACTGGGCTTAACATGGACAAAGGCAGAGCAACAAAAGTTTATTGAGGATGAGATCCATAACAGGCTCAACCAAGATGAAATGCTAAAAGAACTAATGTCTTATCGATTAGATGAGATGGAAAGAGAAACAGAGGAGGACTATGACAATGACCTATGAATTTAACGACAACGATTACAATGACGAAGACGATTTATATTATCTGAATGGCATGAGCTACGACCTAGAAGATGAATTAGAAAGACAACATAACTTATTGATTTCTAAAGGATTTTCTACTGACAGCATTGCAGATTATGTAGATGAATTTTATAATGGAGAAGAACTATGAGCCACTGGAGTAAAGACCTTATTATTGACAGAGCAACCGATGAGATAATAGATATGGAAATGGATGAAGTCTTAAACTTTATATATAAAGAAGGCAACTATCCAGATCAAAAACATACCGATAGTTTATGTGAACAGATCATAGACATAGCGATTGATCTCAAGATAGAACAGATAATGAATAACGGTCCGCAATAGGACAGGAGAGCAGAACAAATGAATCAGCAAACACTTAACAGCTTCATAGAAGTCTTTGAGGATTACGACCTAAAAGTATTTAGAGATGGTATGACTGGAGATTATTACTTAGGAGTTTACAAAGAAGAAAACTTAGAAAGAGAAACATTCAGAGTCTTTAAATTAAAAGAAGTGTTGGAAAAATACAACAATTAAGTAGAGTTGTTGCAAATAAACAACAAACAATTTTAAAAATCTCTTGACTTTTAGAAAAAAGTATGTTAGATTAGGATTTTAAATTTAATTAATAATAATGTGAGGAAAATTATGGATAGTGAATTTGAGTTTTATTATAAAACTTTTTCTAAATGGCAAGTATCAAAATTAATTAAGCATAAGAAAATGCATTTAAAACTGATCAAGGAAAGAGAAGATGCTGGAGAAAAAATTGGTTTTGAAATTGGATTTCCAATGCTCAGAACTTCTAAAGTGGTTGTGGATGTTGTTGATTATGTTTTAAAAGAAAAACGATAAAAAAATAATGCTTGACTTTTGATCTAAACTATGATACCCTCTAACTTCACAAAGGAGTAAAACAAATGAATGATAATTATAATTGGACTGGACTAAACCTAAACTTAAAAGATATAGAAACAGCTAGAGATTATCTAAGACAGTTTAAAGATATGTCCATAGTGATTAGATTAAATAATAATAATGATTATGAATTACTTAATAAGGCTAAGTTTAAGATGCATGGATTAGGTAGAATAAAGATTGTTAATGGTTTAGATAATCCCAAAGCCTATCACTATGATTATACTAAAAGAAATAAATAAATAAAGAAGGAGTAAACAAATGGAAACTTACAGCGTACACGTTAAAGTAATTGGACATTGGTACGAAGAATATCAAGTCGAAGCAGAGTCCGAAGAAGATGCAAGAGATCGTTGGATTGATGGTGATCAGGTTCAAAGATACGAACATTGCACCAACGAAACAGAAGTCTATGAAGTAGAGAGATATTAAGATGAACATATTTTATTTTTATAATTGCCCTGAGAAATCAGCCCAAGCACAGCCAGATAAGATGCTAGTCAAGATGCCCTTAGAAACAGCACAGATGTTATGCACAGCACACCGAGAGTTAGATGGTGATGAGTATGCAGATGAGGTAGGTTTATACAAGAGAGCTTACTGGAATCACCCTTGTACTGTTTGGGCTAGA